CATCACTAGCTTTATCATTTGCTATATCAAAACCATAATCAATAGTTGCTAGTGTTCTCATAGAAGGCATACCTTCTTCAGGAACATAATCAAAGTTAATTAAGTCTATAACTTTATAGTTAATAATTTTTTCTTTAACATCTTCTAAAGTTATATCTTCGTAACCAAATTCATCTGATAATAACCTGTATGCTGATCCTATATCAGAATCTAAATTTATAGTTTTTCTGCTTCCATAGTTTTCAATAACAGTAGCTATATTAAATTCTCTTGTTAGATCAGCTTTTTGTTCATCACTAAAGCCCATTTGATCTGTCATTAGATTTAATTGTTTTAAATTATTAGGTCTACCTTCTTCTTGGAAATTTTGTATAGCACCTTTAACTTGATTGTATCTTTCGTCAATATTTACTTGCTGTTGTGTTTCTATTTTATTTTGTAATTTTTCTTGTTGTTTTACAAAACTGTCAATAAAATCTGAAGCTCTATCTGCTAAATCTTCTCTTTCTCCTGTAGAGGAATTTGTTAATATTGCAAAAGGACTATCTTCATCTTTTGGATCATTAATGTATTCTTTTAACAAATTGTTTTTAATTTCTTTAACAGCTTGTTCTAAGTTTGTATCTCCAGTGCCATAAGGAATATTTTGATCGAGATAATCTGTTTGATCTTGTGCAACAGCTAAAGACAATAAGTCTTTAATTTTAGAGTTAAGTCTAGCACCTTCAAAAGCTAGTTTATAACTTCTTAATTTTTCTTCTGGTAACATCATACCAGATCTATATTGAGGATCCAAACTATTGTATAGATTTGTATAAGATATGTTCATTTCACCTAATTCAGGCAAAAGACTAGTTTGCCAATAAGTATCAAACTCACTAACTCCCATTCCATATATTTTTCTAAGATTGTCATCTACAACTACAGAACTTGCAGCTTCATTTTTTTTTATTTTATCTATTTGATTTGCATTGTATTGGTTATTAAAAATAATATCAGCTTCTTGTGCAGCTTTTAAACTTGCATACTGTTTAGACCAATTTTTAAATCTTTCTGGTGCTTTTGATACTAATCCATCAATATAAGATTGTGTAGCATTAGTAAATCCTTCTGGATCTAATCTATGTTCTCTTGCAAATTTATTAATAGTCTTAATAGTATTTATTTGGAAGTCAGCTTTATATCCTTCTTCTTCCATAGTAATCATTCTTTGAGAATAAATATCTAAACTTTCTCCAATAGCAGCAGCTGCTGTTGCAATAGGATCTCCGTCATAAGTCCCAACAACACCCATTCTTGATTGAATAGATGATACTGTAGTTACTTTATCTCTGTTTCCTCTAGTTAATGCCATTATGTTTTATAATATTTAGCTGTTCCATAACCAGTTGTTAAACCAGCTATAACGCTTGTATACCCTCCAAATGTTAGTTGTTGTCCTTTAAGTTTATTTTCAAAAGCCATTTGACTGTATTTAGTTTGAACCGACTGTCCCATTAATCTAATAGTTTCTATATCTTTAGCTGCTTCTTTTTCTGCTTGTTTGTTTATATTTAAGAAACTTCGAGAATCATCATAATATCCAGCAATAGAAGCAAATGCTTTGTTGTTTGCTATTGTTTCCTGTAATTGTCTTGTTCTTGCATTTTCTTCTTCAATAGCAGCTAGTTTAGCCATTTCAGCTTCTTGTTGTAATCTAAAATTTTCTCTTGCTAATGCTGCTTGTTGCGATCTAATACTTGATACTGTACCAACAGCACCAACAACAGCACTAATCATTAAGGCTTGTGATGCACTCATGCGAATTGTATCTCCATAGCTAGTCCTAATACTTTAAGAGGTAAAGGATCGTTTTGTGAAATAGTAATAGTAGGTGATGTACTATAACCTAAAAAACTAAATTCCTTTTTATCTGTAACAGCTTGTAAATCAGTATTAATATTAAAGTTCACTTGTTGTATTACTAGCTCCTTTGATGATCTATCTGATCCTTTCATAGTTATATCTAATCCACCAGAGATATCAACAATAGCTTTGTTTATTCTTCTTGGCTGTCCAGTTAAAGGTCCTGTGTCAATTTCTTTGTCAATAGGCATAGTTTCTAAAATAGGAGTAAAGTTAAATCCTACTCTTACTCCACTTGGGAAAGGAGCATTAGTTAGGGTAATTCTGTCATTAGCATCTATAATAAATGTTCCTAAAGATCCATTTCCATAGACTGCATTTATTTCAGTTGTAGGTTCATACACAGAATTTACAGTATGAACAAAACCATTGACTATAGTTATAACTGCATTATCTGCTGGGCTACTAGCTAAGTTTTGATTTAATGTCAGGTTATATCCTGATGCAGTTTGAGTAACTGCTGTAATAGTATATTCTGTAGAATCTCCAGCAATAGTAAATGTTTCTTGTATTTGTGGAGCATTTGTAAATCCGTCTACATTTATTGTATTACCAGTTTGACTTGCTCCATCTACTAGTGGTGTTCCTTTTTGATATACAGTAGTTGTTGTAGAACAATCAACAGTAATTGCGTCTGTATCACTAAATTTTTCTAATAAATAAACAGTACCTGAAGGCAATACTCTTTTAGTTGATACAAATAAATTTTCATTAGCAGCTGTTATTGAGTAAAATTCATCTCCAGTTTTAGTTTCCCACATAGTCCAACCAGCAATTTTTTCATCTCTAATACTATGAAATACTGCTATTTTTCCAGAATGAGTAGATCCACTATTTAAAAAAAAAGCAAATTGTTCAGGTCTTTCATTGTTGCCTGTAATCATAGAATGTTGTTTAGGAGTATCTATTAATTGAGAAGATAGCACAGAAACAGAAGTTGATTTATATGCTTGTTCAATATCTGAAAATACATATTCTCTAATTGTTTTACCATTTTTTTGACTAAATAAAGTAGCTCCGTCAAATGGCACAGGAGCAGCTCTATTACAACCATAAGGTGTTTGTCTAAGAAAAGTAATATTACTTGGAGTAATTGCCTGAGTATCAGCTGGTGTTGGTACAAAGTATTCACCACCATCTGTAAAAATTTGTAAGTTACGAGAAGAAAATAAGTGTCTTACTTCGTTTACTCTATCAGAAGCAATAGCCACATTAATAGCTTCATCAGCTAATCCAGTTCCTAAATCAAAATTAAAATATTCAGCTATTCTAGAAGCAACAATAGCAGAAGGTTTATCTCTTACTCCACCAAACCAAAGTCTATTATCATGGAATGATACAGCTTGAGGATAACCTCTAACTGTCGATATTAGTTCTTCTTCCCAGTTTGCATGAGGTCCAGCACCAGATATTCCAGCTTCAATAATAGTTCCTACTAATACTGTTGTAGAAGTAAATCCAGTAATTTTAATTTGTCTATCATCTACTTTTAAATAATGCCCAACATAATCAGCAGTCCATATAGGAGATGATGCTGTAATAGTTCTACCTGTACCAGTTGCGTCAGTAGATAAAGTAACAGTAACACTTGAATCAGCATATTTATAAAAGGGAGCATGAGTTTTATATGCACCAGATACTACTACATCTTCATCTAATTCAAATGCAAAAGCTGTAACTGTAAATGTTGTAGCACTAGTTCTTTTAATTTGAATAATAGGATTATCTCTATGTGTTACAAAAACTGTATCTCCAAATTGGGCTAAGTTTAATTCAAATATTTGAGAGCTAGTCCAGTTTACATTTGCTGTAATATTAGATTGGATAATAGCTCCGTCAGAATCATAAACATCTAATCTTCCATTAGATAAAGCAAAAATAGCTATTTCATCATTAGAAAATATAAAAGGTGCTAATCTTGCAGCTGCTGGAAGTGTTGCTGTATATTGTGTTGCTGGTCTACGCATTAGACCACCTTCGTCTAAAAGAAACCAATTACGACACTGTTTAGCACCTTCAAAGTATGCTTTAGCGTCTGTTCTGGCGTTTAGTAAAGGATTGAGTTCACCAGCTGAGAAGTTTGTAAAAACTTGTCTGACTTTTCTGGGCATTAAGATACAACAAGTCCACTACGACTGCTCCTTCTTTCAGTAATAAACCTATCAGTTGAAAGCCTTTTAGTTGTAGTTTCTTGTGCATCTGTGTTTTTAGCTATTAGAATTTGTCTTTCACCTAGTTGGTCATACTCTCTAATGATTGCTGCATCTCTTGCCAATGCTCCACCAAAAGCACTGGCTAATTTATAAACTAATGCATGTCTAAAGTATGGTGGAAACTTTGATTCGTCTTGTCTAAATAAGTAATCCATTATTACTGTGCTAGATGATCCATAACCATTTAAATAGATTTTATCTTCGTATCTAGAATATTGTAATAGAGCATCATTACATGTAACTGCTAATATTTGTAATACTTGAGGACTAGTAGGCATTTGATATGCATACTCAAATCTACCTGTAGGAGCAGCTGTTAATAAAGATAACTGTTGTTGTCCAGTTGCAAATCTCCATCTTGCTCTTGTTAAAGTAGCTTCTACTATTTCTTCGTAAATATTATTAACTGTAAGAGCTTCTGTATTATCATCTGTAAATGATGAAATAGGATTAGCTCCTATCATAACTAATGCTCTACTTGCTATATCTACTTTTGTTACTGCCATTATAACATTTTTGGTAATTTAATACTTAAATCTTTACCTGTTATTTCATGTATTCCGTATTTATTATTTAAATATTCTACAGTTTCTCTAAATCTTTCTTTTTGACTTTGAGGATCATCAGAAGTAACAATAGATTCTAATACTGCTATATTAGTTCTAATATCATTTATATCTTTTGGTGAGCTTAATTGTTTAGGAGAAATAAATTTTGTTTTGCTTTTATCTCCCAATAAATTAATTTCAATATCACCATCTGGTAATTTCTTATAAACATAAGAACTTTTTGCAGCAGAAGCTATTAAAGAAGTAGCTAATGTTCCAGCTATTGCACCACTAATCATAGGATTTTTATTAACAAAATTTTTACTTTTGTCTTTTATTGCTGTAGCTAATGGTTCTACTTTTTCTTTAACATTATTAATTGTTGGTTGTATTTTTTCTTTTACTTTATTAATAGTAGGTTGAGCTTTTTCTTTTAAACCCATCATTCCTGATGTTGCTTTTTCTTTTATTTGTTCTGTTTTTTCTTTGATTTTTTTTACAGCTGGTTTAATTTTTTCTTTAGCTTTTTCTACTGTTGGTTTAACTTTAGTTGCTGCTTCACTAGCTTTAGATTTTAATGCACTAGTTTTTTCAGTAGTTACATTAACTGCTTTTTTTAAACCTTCTTTTAATTTCTTTTTTTTAACTAAGTTTTTAGCTGCTGTCGCTGCTGTTCTTATTGCTGCTGCTATTGCCATAATATCTCCTATGTAAGAAGGGGGGTATTAACCCCCCATTCTATTATGATCCGTTTACTACTGTAACAGTAGCAGCACCAGAAGCAGAAGATACCACTAAGATATCTACAGTCTGTGTACCACCGTTAGAACCTACACAAAGAATGATATCATTCTCTTTAAGTTCCTTAGTAGCCGAATTAAAATAACCAGATGCAGCGATTGCTGCAATCGCATCATCATCTGTGTAGAACCATAGGGAGTTAGAATCTCCAGCTTGACCAATTTTTTTAATTGGATTTGATGTTTCATAAGCCATAGTTTATCTCCTTACTCTGCACACTTCTGCACTCTAATACCATTGGTGTCAATAAGCACTGAACCCATTGATAAGTAAGATGTCATTAAGTGAGCTACTTTCTCAGGAATGTAGTTTACTTCAGTTCTTACTTCAGATCCAACGCCTAAGCCCATTGATGATTTGTGCCATGCGATTGTATGTCTATCTGTTGAACCAGATGTATCTAGTCCAGAATGTACGAAGGTTAAGAAACCTAAGAATCTCTTAGCAGTATAATTCATGCCAGAGAAAGGTAGTTCTCCTGAACCAATGTACTCTAGTCTAGTCCACTGATCGTCAGCTAATAAGTCAGACCACTGATTTGGACCAATAGCCCAATATCTTTGGTTATCATCTGGAACATCATTTGATCCAAATAGAGCTTGCATCTCTTTAAACTTATCAATGTTAAGATCAGTTGCTACTGTACCACCCTGTGCACCAGCGTTGTTTGCTAGTGTAGTTGCAGATGCCATAGCAGTTGTAATGATTGAGTCAGTTTTTCTTCCAAGAGCGTAAGCTGCGTTATTAGCAATTACTTGTCTTTCGTCAATATTGGTTTTAAGCTCGTCTAATCTATCCACATAGTCAGATGCATAGAAATCAGCGAGAGTAGCTGTTACGTTAGTGTGAGAAATATTCATAGCTACAACCTCAGCATGTCTTGCTTTAGATGTTGCCTCACCTGTTCCTACTTTTTGGAACTTAACAGATTCGCCTGATACACCATTAACTACACGAACAAGATTTTTTAGCTTAGCACCCATTCTTTGGTATGCCATATGTACCTCAGCTTCAAACTGGGTAATAAAAGCATTGTTTATGCTCGAACTCATAATTTATCTCCTTTGTTCGTTTGTTTATATCAAGATTATCTCGATAGGGCTGATATGTTATCTGTCAAACAGGCATATCGTAAAGCTATGCGAGGTCTTTTTTATAGCACTGGCATAGTTTAATTAAAAAATCAACGCACAAATTTGATAGATTTAATATTTTCTGTAGGAATTACTGTAGTATCACCAATATCTGTGTCATTACAGGACATAAAGACTATGGTAGAATCTTTGTTTTTTTCTAATAAGAATCCTTCTGTATAGTTTATTGCTGGTTTAAATTTTTTTGCATCATCTGGAGAGAGCCATTCAGCATGACTGATTGCATCTCTCCAGTATATTTGGACTTTTTTAAGCCGATTTTTGGTTATAATATTTTTCATAAAGATCAGTTACTTTCCTAATATAGGCTGGATCTTTTTCTCCATCTTTCCAATATCTAGGATCTTTCATCATAGCTTTTAGATCTAATGGATCAGGACTAACATCTATTTTTGTTTCAGTATTAGGAATAGGAGCATCTTTGTTTAAAGACATAATTTCTTCTATAACCCTAACACCTTCAGCAGTAGATGCTAATCTAGCAACTGCATCATAAGATTCTGGACTTAGATTTTTCTTAGCCCATAAATCAGCTGATTGTATTCTTTCATTTGCATTATCTCCTAATAATTGTTTTTCATTTTCTATATTAGGTAAAGCATTAACTTCATTTTCTACAAATGCTCTAATACCAGCATCAAATTCATCTTGGCTTAAACCTCTTTTTTTTGCAGTATCAGCCCACCATTGTAATAATGGCATTTCTGGATCAATATCTAAATTAACACCATCTGGTAATTCAGGTGGATTAATTTCATATTGCTCTGGTGCTTTACCAGATAACTCAGCTTCTATATCTGATCTAATTTGTTTAGACAGCTCATCTGTCCTCATTCCTAGTTTTTTTTCTAATGCTTTATAAGAAGCACCTAAATCTTCAACATTAACCTCTTTGGTTTCTGTATTCCAAAATTTACTAGGTATATACTCAGGTATATCTGATACTTCTTCAGTAGCTTCTACTTGAGTATTATCTACTTGATCTTGTACTTGTTCTTCACTCATCTTTTTTTATTCCTTTATTTATTTTTAATTTGATTAAATTAACCAAATATCTTTGTCCTTCTAAGTGCCATAACATACTACTGGAACTTTGAGGAGATACAACAGATTTTACAGTTAATGATTCTAAATATTCGATTACCTTTTTGCCATTTGGCTGATTAAATACGGAAGCGAATATGTGGTCTATTTCTAAATCTTGTTTAGATTGGACCTTGTTCTTCAGGGTTTCCCAACTCATTTGGAGCCATATTAGCTCCTTGTTGCATAGATTGCAACTGATTTACTATTTGTTGTTGTTCTGCTGGATCTCTTATTAGTTTTTCTGGTAATCCCATTTTATCAGCTAAATATCTAGCTACTTCATCTTGTTTAATAACCATATTCAGCATTTGTGGTCCAAATGTTTGACCTAAGATTTCAGAAAATCTCATAACATCAGCTACATCTTGTTGATGCTGTGCTTGAGATAATGGTGAAGTCGCTACTATTTTAACTTCTCTACCATTAACTTTTGGAATTTCTATTTTACCTTGTTTAATTAATAAACGAATAACTCGTCTTAATAACGGATTGACAAACTCAGATTGCAATCTTCCAAATGACGATCCTATCTGTCTAGATAGATCTGCCATTCTTTCAGCTACTTCTGTGGCTGACATAGGTGTTCCTTCAGGTCTACCTAAACTTTCCATGTAAAGAGCTTTCTTAATATTGTTTCTCATATCACCTAATATTAATTGAGCAACATCAAATCTACCAGCAGCTGGTAATGCTTGTAAACCTCTACTATTAGGAGCTACAGGGATAAGACTTCCCGGTACTAAACTAATATTATCAGGATTAATAACACCATCATCTTCAAAAGTATAAATGCCTGAAATACTCATTTGAGCATTTTGTAAAATTAATTCTACTGTTAGGTTTGTAGTTTTAATAGCAGCCATAGCATTAAATATTGGACCACGACCATAAACTTCTCCTGATGCTTTATTCCATCTAAACACAATATAGGGATTAGAACCAATACCACTTAGTTCTTTTTCATAAATCATTTCTTTATGATTCATACAAACAACACAGTATTTATATCTTTCTTCATTAGGCTTGTCGTATAAACGATAAACACCTTCTACAATTTTAACTTTTGCAGCTGGGTTTTCTTCCATTTTTCTCATCATCTCTGGTGATAAGATAGCTTTAGGATAGGTAACAAGAACTCTATCATATCTCATTGTTCTTGTTCTAAAGATTTGATCTATTTTTTGATCTGGACCATTATTTAAAACTACTCTTGGTAAAGGTACTGCTTGGAAGTTAATAGGATTAATACTATCTCCTTC